GAATCAAAAGACAGGATTGTTTCTTATTTTGATGATATAAAATTGAGTATATATGGAGCGACAGGCGAAATGTTACCGTTTATCGATGTTGGTTTGAAGGCTATAATGGGTGTTATGGATTTGGCCCCTGGACTATTAGCAATGAGAGAATTGTACACGATTTTGAAAACTTCGACAATAGGTCAAACTATTGCACAATGGAACTTGAATGCAGCAATGGATGCTAATCCTATTGGAGCGATAATTTTAGCCATTATTGCATTGATTGCGGTTGTAGCCGCAATAGTTGTTTACTATGATGATTGGGGCGCAGCGCTATCATTAATTATTGGGCCTTTGGGTTGGATAATCAATTTAGTGATGTCGTTTGTCAAGCATTGGGATAGTATTACAGCGGCGTTTGAAAAAGGCGGAATTGTGGGAGGAATCAATCGAATAGGTTTGGTTTTGCTAGATGCGTTATTATATCCCGTTCAACAGCTTTTAGGTTTGTTGGCTAAAATACCAGGACTTGGAGGCTTAGCAGGAAGCGGTTCTAAATTTATTGCCGAAATGCGTCATAAGTTAGAACTGGACGAAGCCGACCCGAAAAAGGAAAAACCAAAAGCTCAAGCACCACTTAGTGCTGCTGAACAGGAGCGTTTGAGGCTTTTGAAATTAATAGAGCAAGGTTTTCCAGCTATGCCAGCCAATCCAAGCCATATAGGCGCGGACAAAAATGGAGGAGCAAGCTCAGGAGCTGGTAAAATAATCAATATGACTTTGAACGTGTATAACACCTATAAAGTGATGAAAGAAGATTTAGCCAATTTTGAAAGAATAACGGAGCATGTTGTAGGCAGAATTAATGACACAATGAAGGATGCTTTAATATCAGCAGGATCATGATGGAATATAACACACCTCCAATGGCCAACTTGTTTGCGCAAGCATTTGGTCTTACGATGGGCGGCATTTATAGACCTGAAACGGCCTCAGGAAGTCCAGATAAGCCCACGGGATTGTTTACAGGTCTTGAGGTTGTAAAGGATAGTAACCTAAGCTTTGAAATGAGTGCTATGGGAACGCCTATTTTGTTTCCTATTGTGTTTTCAGCGAATCCACTTGCGAAAAAGTACAATGAACTAGGCGAATTAGTTCCATTTGTGAGTGATGACTTTAGATTGCCAATTACCTCTTTAGTGTCTTTTCGTCGTGACAAGATTATGGGTGTTACGCGGATAAACGGTGGTAAAGGCACGGTTAAGGAAATTTACGGATTTGATGATTGGCAGATTACAATTAACGGCTTCTTAATTCCAGATGCTTCGCAGCCACAAGGATTGAAAACACCGTTAGCACAAGAAAAAGAATTGATAAAATGGGACAACTGCGCTAGTAGTATAGCAGTATTTGGCGAATTGTTTACAGCTGGTAGAATTAAAAACATAACCATCAAGGGAATTAGTTTTGAACCAATGCGTGGCAAACCCAATATTAGAACATTCACGATAACGGCAATTAGCGATAGCCCAATTGAATTGAACATAAAAAGTAATGTATGACCGTAGCGATGTGTTCTAAAATAGTTTTTGCAAAAACAGCTACTAGAGACGAAATTGTCATTAGAAAATGCAATTCTGTTCGTATTGAAAGTGGTTGGGAAATGCTGACAGGAACAGCGACAATAGTATTGCCCAGAAACGTACGTGACTTTGACAAACTGAACGTAAAAACAATATTTAAAAAAGGCGATCCAGTCGAAATATATTTGGGGTATGATGAAAATTTACTATTAGAATTCACGGGATTCATTAGCGAAGTATCGGCTGATATTCCTGTAAAAATAAAGTGTGACGATTATATGTATTTGCTCAAAAAGAATCCAGTAAACGTATCGATGCGAAGTACAAAATTATCAGACTTAATTAAAATGATAGTTCCTGCAGGTATTGAATGTGATATCGCCGACATAAACATCGGGACTAAAAGATTCCCAAATACAACTGCAGCAAAAATACTAGAGGAATTACAAGGTAATAACATCTTTTCGTATTTCGCAGGTAAAAAGTTGATTGTAGGCAAGATTTACACGGACAACGTTGCAGAACCAGTGGTATTCAATTTTTCGCAAAATGTAGTTGATAATAATTTGCAGTATAAAAATAAAGAAGATGTGATTATCAAAATTATTGCTACATCGACATTGCCAAAAGGGAAAAAATTAAAGGCTGAATTTGGTGATGATTTTGGTACAGAGCAGCATTTATCATATTACAATATTACGCTTGAGGCTGAATTATTGAAGCTTGCAAAAGCAGATTATGATAAATATAAGGTTGATGGATTTGAAGGACACATTATAGGTTTTGGAATACCGAGTGTAGCTCACGGAATGAAAGGAAAAATTGAAAGTTATCAATATCCCGATCGAAAGGGAACGTATTATATGAAAAAAGTAGTCAAGGAATTTGACGACAGTCCAAAATACCACCAAACGATTGATTTAGATAAAAAAGCATAATGAGCAAAAGCCTACTACAGTTGAAAAGTTTACTCACGGACAAAATGAAGTCCCATGTGCCTTTGCAAACGGAATGGGTAAAGGTTAAAGAAGTCGATTGGGAAGAAAAAACAATGACAGCCATTGGCGAAAGTAATGCTCTTGAATATTATGATGTTTTACTTGGTTTGGGTTCTGTGAACGTAAAGCCTAAAGTAGGTTCGCTAGCATTAGTTGGAGCAATTCATAATGGTGAAGCTTGTTTTATGATTTCTTGCGAAGAAATTGAAGAAATTGAACTGGTTGATAAATCAGGATTTAAAGTGTCTTTAAACGATGGTTTATTAAAGATTAACGGTGAGAATTTGGGGGGGATTGTTGACGCTAAAGAATTGAAAACCCAATTGGATAAAAACACATTGATATTGCAAAATATACAAAATGTTTTTAATTCTTGGACACCGGTACCAAATGATGGCGGTGCAAGTTTGAAAGCTTTAGTAACCGCATTTATAACATTGCAACGAGCCAATTTAGGCAATATTGAAAACCCGAAAATAAAACACGGAAATGGTTAAAGGAATTTTACTTGACGAAAATAATGACCTGAAAATTGTAAATGGAAAATTGCAATTAGGCAATCCATTAATACAAGAAGTTGGGATTATTTTACAAATGAACCAAGGAGAACTAAAAATTGATCCATTGATTGGTGCCAACTTGATTGTAAAAATGAGAGGCATCGAAAACAAGCATAAAATTGAAAGTTTAATTGACTCACAATTGGAATTAGACGGCAAAAATTACGATGACATAAAAGATTTAATAACGCAAAAAATTAACTGATGTTAGAAACTATTCAACCTTATTTCGGTGAAGCTTTTACGGCTTTAGTAGTTGGCCTGCCAACTTGGTTTATAGCCCGGAGAAAGAATAACGCAGATGCAACCACTACCGAAATTGACAACGGTTCCAAAGTGGTCGATTTGTATAAAGATGCTCTTAACGACTTACCAGCGAGATATGAGGAAAAGTTTCAACACGTTCAGGATATGGCTCATAATGTTGAAAAACTCTTTGAGAAAAAAGAAGCTCTTTTATTGCAAGAAATCGAGTACCACAAAAAACAAGCGGCATTGTATAAAAAAATGTACGATGACAAGGTTAGGGAATTTATAAAATACAAAAAAGAACACCCGTGATAGTACAGGAAAATCAATCGCTAATAGATATAGCCATTCAGGAAGAAGGAAGCTTTTTAGTGGCATTTGAATGGGCGGTTGAAAATGGACTTTCCATTACTGATGAGCTGTTCCCTGGACAAAAATTAAAGGCTCCTAATTCGGTATTTAAAAACAATGATGTAGCGAATTATTTTAAGGGTAAAAACCAATCGATTGCAACGGGATTCAACGAAACAAACAAAGATTTAATACCTGAATTAGGAATAGGATCAATGACAATAGGCTCAACATTTACAGTACGATAATGGCAAGAACATTCAAAGAAATAAAATCAGAAATAACTACGCCATTTATGGCGAATGAAACGTTAGCAGCCGCTTATGGGTTTGCTGTTGGAGCTGATTTCGACATCGAATTTTCGAAGGTAAGCATTGAGAATTTTCAGTTCAGTATAGTTGCAGCATCTCATTTTTTGGTGGAACAAATTTTCGACACCCATAAAAAAGAAGTTCTTGATATTATTGAGCAAAAAATGCCGCATCGCCCGAGTTGGTATAGAACCAAAGCTTTAGCTTTTCAATACGGTTTTGATTTGATTGAAGACAGCGACAAATACGACAATACAGGCTTTACGGATGATATAATCGAAGCTTCAAAAATCATAAAATATAGTGCGGTTACTCAAAATGCAGGACAACTATTAATTAAAATAGCTGCCGAAACGGATGGCGTTTTATCGCCTATCACAGTGCCGCAAAAGGCTTCTTTTGATGCCTACGTACTAGAAATAGCCGATTGTGGCGTGAAGTACATTGTTGTTAATAATTTGCCAGACATCTTGCTTCTGAACCTACAAATTTTTCGTGATCCGTTGATTTTGGATGCAACTGGAATGAGCATTTTAAACGGAAACTATCCTGTTCAGGAAGCAATTTTGGCATATATGAAAGAACTGCCTTTTAATGGTGAGTTGGTTCTGGCGCACCTGGTGGATAAATTACAGCAAGTTGCAGGTGTAAAAATTCCAAATATAGTCAATGCCGAAAATCAGATTGTTGATTTAAGCACTGGTGTTTATTTGCCACCGCAACCAATAACGGTAAAAACAGTTCCTGAAAGTGGCTATTTCACGATTCCAAATTTTGACAATGTGAGTTATGTGGTATAAAATAGATTGGGATAGATTGATATTGTTGCTTTTGCCAACATTCTTGCGAAAGCCTGTTTTGTTTGGTTATCTCAGCGCTTTGGTTTCGCCTATTGCAAGTTTGCATTATAAGTGGTTGGGTCAGGTTCGATACCAGAATTTGAAAACATTAAGTTACAACGGACAAAGGTGTTATTTACGTAGGGCTTTGAATGATTTTTTTGATCCTGAAGTTAGAAGAATAACCATTGATGAAACGGGACAGCTAGATCAAGATTATTTGTACACACAAGCTGAAAATTTGGATGTGTATTTAGGAACAATGTATTTGGAAAGCGATTTCAATTATGCGAGTGGAGCGGTTGATTTTTTAGTAAATGTACCAGCGACTATTTTGAACGAAAAAATTAATGAAATAACAGCTTTGGTTGACTTTTATAAGTTAGCGGGCAAAAGCTATCAACTAGTATCAGTATGAATAATATCAATTTTACACAAATAGGCGGTTTCCCGATGACAACCAACATTCTCGGAAAGATGCAAACAGCGTATAGCTTGTTTAACGCTTTTGGTAATATAGTTGGCGACAAAACAATTATCTCGGGTTGTGATGTTACGGGTATAAATACAAGTAACGGAGTTGTTTATGTCAATGGCGAAACTTATGAATTTCGTGGTGGTATAACTCAAACTAAAGTTATTATCAAAGAGGATGTCGAAGTTTTATTATATGCCAATAACAATACTTATCCATCGGTTAAAAATCGCTATATCACTTTTGGAACAGGTGTTGGAGCTATGGATTGGGCTGATTTTAAAGCGGGTTTCCCGACTAAAAACATAGATACTTTAGTGGCTAGAATTACGGCATTAGAAGCTCGCCCATTGGTCGGCAACATTCCAATTGACTTGATTGCACTTTGGGGACGACCAGCTAATGAAATTCCTCCTTTGTGGAAAGAATATACAGGTCTAGCGGGTAGATTGCCGATGGGCTTTAAAGATAGCGATACCGATTTTGATGTCGTTGGAAAAGTTGGTGGTGCTAAACGTCATACGTTGACCATTGCCGAAATGCCAGAACACGACCACGCAATAGGTAATTCAAGAAGAAATACAGGCGGTGGTAGTGGCGGTGATGAAAATCATCCAGCATCATTTGCAGGCACAAGAGCGCATATAACAGACAAACAAGGTAGTGGTCAAGAATTTTCAATTTTGAACCCATACCGAGTAGTTCATTACATTCAATATATAGGAGTATAATTATGAGTTTCAAGACAACAGTAAGAGAGTGGTTTAGGACAGATGATAGACCAGATGAAGATCAGTTTTTGAATTGGTTTAACTGGACTCGATGGAATGACGAAAAAGTTCCCCTTGCCGATATTGAGGGAATTGATGAAATATTGAACGACAAAGCCGATGCAGAAGCTTTGACGAATCATTTGAGTGATCCTAATGCGCACGCAGAGTTTTTGAGTAGGGTGCAGTATTATGAATTGGGGCAAATGCAGATTTTCAAGAGGTATGCAAAAAACCATCCTGACTATGAGCCTGGGCGACAAGCAGGTGATTATTGTATAGGTATTATTGAAGGTCAATTTATCTCGGCCGATTATATTGGCGGTAACTTATTTCTATTGAGTTCTTACGACATTTAAAAATTTAAAATCAAAAATAAATGAAAAAAGCAATTTTATTATTTCTATTCGCAATAGCGAGTTTACAGGCGCAAAGAATTCCGCAAAATAGCCGTTTGGCGATCACTAAAAATCAAAAAGACAATAACGCAAATCGTGTAATTGTGCAAGATTCTATAACGGGGGAGTTGAGTTGGATTTTGAAGTCGGGGTTAGTCCAGGGGGTTAATGATGCTGTGAGAATTGTTGGGAATCAGCTAATAAATGGAAAAAAAGTTCTTTTAGAAAATTCTTTTTATGGTAACGGGGTATTTTCACAGGACGACTCTCAATTATTAATTAACCGAATTATTACCGATGAGGGCAGTATTACTGGTTTTCATGCATTAAGGGATGAAAGCCTTTATAATACGAATGCAATAAGTGGTTTAAGAGCCTATGCGTCATTTGATGCTATTCCAGTTCTTGAAGGTACTGCACATTTTAATCATTTGCACGGATTTCAATCAAGACCTAATTTTAGCGGTTCAAACCTAATTGACGCGGTCAGAGGATTTACATTTAGGGCAACGTATAATGGTAATGTAGATTATTCACAAGGCTTATTTATAGATGATTATCTTGGTAGTGGAACTGTAAATCAAAACATAGGTTTGCACATTCGACCACTTACAAAAGGCAATTCAAACTTTGCCATATTTACTGAAGGTTTGACTCCATCATTTTTTGGCGGAATTTTACAAACTAATAGTGCGATTATAGGTCATTCCTTGCGATTAAATTCATTCGCTGGAAATTATGGAAGAATTGTAAGTTTTGATAGTTTTGGAAATCTTTTAGATAATCCTAACTTAACTATTGTTAATGGTGTTTTAGAAATGAAATCCTCAGTTGCAAAATTATCTGCTACTACAACTAATTTAGATTTGGATGCTTTTTATAATATCAGATTTTTCACGTCAAGTTTATCTGGAAGCGAAAAAATGAGACTAAACTATTTAGGCTATTTAGAACTTTTAAAAACACCTCAAACATCTGCATCTTCTTACGATTTACTTACAAGAAATACACTTACTGGGGAGGTTGAGAAAATATCGAGTACTATAATTAATATTTTGCCTAATAACAACACATTCACAGGTACTAATACATTTTCAAATTATACAAATTTTGGAGATCTTGTACGATTGAAAAACTATACCGTGGCCACACTTCCAGAAGGCAATGAAGGCGATATTTGTTATGTTACGGATGCTATGTCACCTAGCTATATGACCACAGTTGTAGGAGGAGGGGCTGTTAAATGTCTAGTTTTTTTTAACGGAATCTCCTGGGTTTCGAATTAATTTAAAGTAAAATTTATACAATTTATAAAATATGAAATTACCACAATTACCAGCTGATAAAGCAAACCATCTAGTTTATGGTTTTGGGATTTATTGTACGGCAGTGATTTCGATTTTTGTTATAGCTCTTTTTGTTACTGTAAATGATTTTTTGATAGTCTATACGCCTTTAATGGTAACAATAGCTTTTGGATTATACAAAGAATTGAAAGATGAAAAAAAATACAAAGGCTTTGATGCAAACTGAAATCAACATTCCTAATATACCCCTTCTAGTTATTAACAGTGTTGTTGGTCTAGATTACCCAGTTGTTGACTTCACTAATGATTCCGGAGGTCTAGTTGTGGTCATGGTCTCTTCTGATGGCGACTTGTTTTATGATTATAAAGAACTCCAGAGCGATATCGGGAACCAAACAGTAACTATTGATGATGGGTTTAGATATTATAGACTATCTCTGAGTAACGACCGAAATATAGTATCTAATGTCTATGAGAATTTGGGCTATCAATCACCCTACTACCCGTTTAATTTTTCAATTAATTTTACGGACAGAACAAAATTTGATATCGTAGCACTGCAAGACATCACGATTATTTTGGGTACTATAGTGGCCAGTTTAAGCAATAGTTCTGATGGTTCTCTCGTAACCAACATGCAATCTGTCACTTATCATGTCGGTCAACTATTTCACCTATACAATAGCACAGAAAATCAGGGTCAATCTGATACCCAATACCATTTGGTAAATGCAATGACATATGATACTGTCGGGATTTTAAGATAAACCTAGTTTATTAACTAAAATTTTAATTTTTAACTTTAATATTTATAACAATGAAAAAAATCTTTTTAATTTTAACATTAATGCTATCATTGATAGTGTCTTCACAAAATCAAATTTTAGATGAAGTAAAAGCCCCCAACGGTGGGCTAAAAGTTTTAACTCTTAATTCTGATGGTGTGGTGCAGTTTCGAGACATTAGCACTCTAATTACTAACTTAACGCCACCCGACAACCCATTGATAGTAATAAATAGCGTTACTGCTATGGCTGGTCCTGATGAATTATATTCAAATATGGTTTATACCAATAACTCAGGTTTAGAACTAGCGTTACTTGTCTCTTCAGACAATGTAAATTTTTATCCATACATAAATTTACCAACCACATCAGG